GGCTCCCGCTCCGGCCCCCGCTCCCGCGCAGCAAGCCCAGGATCCGGGTCGTCGTTATCAGCCCGCTCCCTACGAAGCTCCCGCCGAACCCGCTCCGATCGAGCAGCCCCAGGAGCAGCCCCAAGAGCAGCCCGCCGAAGCTCCTGTCGAACCGGAAATGGAGCCGGCCATGGCCGGCTCGCCGCTGCAGAACGCGCGTCCGGTTGAATCCGCGATCAAAGACGGCAACCTTACGATCACCGGCAGGGATAATCGTAAGTTCTCCCGCGGCCCGATCGGCGACAACGCCGGCGGCAAGGGCGTTTCGCCCAACCTCTTGTCCCGCGTCGGCCTGACGCGCGCCATCCTCAGCCAGTTTGTCGACCGATCTGTGATCGGTGAGATGAACGTCCCGGATCGCCCGATGGACAACGCCGACGACGTGGCCGCCCTGGCCTACGAATACCTCCGCAAGCAGCCCCAGGAGAACTTCATGGCTGTGATCCTGGACGGCCAGGGTCGTCCGATCCAGATCCTGCGCCATACCCTGGGCGGAACCAGTTCCACGAACTTCTTCCCCCACCTGATCGCCGGCGTTGCCGCAAGCACGCGCGGTGCGCGTACGGTCTACATGGTTCACAACCATCCGTCCACGACGGCGCGCTTTTCGCCGGCTGACGCTAACGCAGCCAGGATGCTGTCCAAGAGCATCGAGTCCGTCGGCCTTCGTTTTGGCGGTTCTTTAGTGGTCAGCGATGGCGACGCTCATCAAGGCACCATGGTTCCGAAGTACATCTTCCACCCTGGCGGTGAACTTGTGAACCACAGTCCGGCTGCCATGAATCATCCGGATCCTGCGTATGTTGATTCCAGAGCCGTCCAAAATGTCATTCCGTTTGATGATAGACCTGGCACAAGCGAGACGCATCCCATGGCTATGGCCAAAATCCAGGTCGTTGAGCGCATGTTTGAGGTCCGCAAGGGCGCCCTGTTCCCGCGCATCACGCAGCCGAAGGACGCCATCGAACAGATCCCCCCGCTTTTGCGCAACCTCCCAGGCGTAGCCTTGCTTGATCAGGCTGGTCGATTAGTCGGCGTAATCCAGATGAGCATCGACGAGATGCGCTACGCCGCCTCCAACGGCGATTCCATTATCAACCAGGAGCAAGGCCAGGGCCGCGACTACATCGGATCCGAAGATGAACGAGCCAACCCGGAACAGGATAAGCGGGTCTACAAGCGCACCGAGTTTTCAAAGGACACCAAGGCTGGCGCATGGAACAACCCGCTCGCCATGCTTATGGCCGCTATTGAGCGATCCAATGCAGAACGCCTAATTATCAGCGTCGGCCCTAACGACATTGGAACGTCCGGAAACGATACGCGCGCGCAAGCCGTTCGCAACCTTCAGCGTGCTGTCCTTCGCGTCAGCAACTCCAGGGTGACGATCGACGACGTCATCAACAACAGCAAGAACTTCGTCAATCAAGTCATCAGCTCGGGAATGTATGGTAGCTTTGAATCTGCTGCCCCACAGGGTATCAGGTTCAAGACCGGCGATCGCGGCGGTTTCAACGAGCCAGGCGCCAACTACGGCGCCGAAGGCGAAGGCGAACAGGCCCCGATCGAGCAAGAAGCGCCGAAGTCCCTGGGTGACGTGGTCAGCCAGGGCATGGGCGTCGAGGAAGGCGGTAAGCCGAAGGCCAAGACCATGAGCCTTGTGTTCTATGACTCCGCTATCAAAGGCGAGAATTCGGAACGAAACGGAAACCCGGAAAAGGACCGACAGGCGACCGCCATCATTGGCCCTGATGGCGTGACCATCAAAGGGTACTCCCAATTTGCCGATGCTGATATCAGCTTGGAACAGTGGCAGGAATTGATGGATGACCTGAAGCGAACCGGCGAAGCTCGCATCGGTCGTGAACACGGCATCTACGATGCCGACCTGGTCATCACCAGCGCCAAAAACGTCAAAGAAGAAGGCTCCCAATACGGCGTTCAGGAAGGCGGCGAAGCCGCCCCCGAAGGTCAGGACAGCGGCCTGGAAAACGCCCAGCCCGCCGCGCCGATCATCAAGAAGACCCGCAAGCCTCGTGCCCCCAAGGCGCCTGGCGTCAATGTCTCCGCGTTCCCCCGCCTGGACGCCACCCCTGGTGTTTTCGGCCGCCTATCCGGCGAACAGATGAAGCAGTTCGGTTTGTCCGACGCCATGCTGGATCAGTTCGTCGAGCACTCCACGACCGGTCAGGTCGCGTCGGGCGTCCAAACCGTCAAGACCATGGACGACGCTGCCCATATCATGGCTGGCATGCGCAAGCGCCCACAGGAACAGCTCGTTCTCCTGATCACCGACAAGGCCGGTAAGCCCTTGCAGATCGCCGCTCACCAGCTGAACGGCCCGACCGCTTGTGGCTTCAATCCTGGCATCCTGGTCGGCACCGCCGCAAGCACCCCTGGTGCTGCCAATGTTTGGGTCGTCCATAATCACCCTTCCCAGAAAGGGTCGTTGTCTCCCGCTGACATTAGCTCCGGCAGCAACCTTCAACGACTTCTGGAGGCGGCTAACTTGCGCTACATGGGCATGATGGCGATCGCCGGTGATCGCTACGCCATGCAGGACAACGGCGGCAGAATCTACTCAGATCAGAAGATCAAGCCGCTTCCGCGCAAGTTCACGATCCCGCTCACGGAGCGCATGTTCTCGTACGCGGTGTCTAAAAGCAAGGTGCAGTTAAGCGATCAATTCGTGGCTGGTCCGGAAATTCGCCGCATCTTCGGCGACGACCAGCCCGGTATCGTTTTGCTGGATAACGCCAACAGGCCCGTAGCTGCCATCCCCCTGGACGGCGATGTGATGACGGCGATGAAGGCCATCTTGCCAGGAGACAACCCAACCAAGCAGACCGGGTTCAGCAAATATGTGGCCGGTATCGACCGCTCAAACGCGGTCAACATGATGTTGTATACCGCCGGCATGGATAAGGCCTTGGCAACCAAGGCTATCGAGAACATGAGCTACGTCGCCAACTCCACCAAGATCACCCTGTTGGACGTATTCGACAATAAAGGCGTCAGCCGTTCCAACGACGTTAGATCCTACGGCAACGATTTCCAGGAACCCGGATCCGGCTACAACCGCGGCGAAAACGCCCAGGAAAACGCCGCCGAAGGGGGCGTCGAAAACGCCGCTGAAACCGCCGCCGAGACTCCGAGTTCCCTCAAGGACGTCGTCGAACAAGGGCTGGCTGGTCCAAAAAAAAAAAGCGATGAGGCGGTAGCTGAACCTGGGTCCGAACCGGTCATCAGCAACAAACACCTTCCCAGGGGGTACCAGTTTGATGTAGCCAACCATACAGACCAGGGGCTGGCAGATCGCGGGTTCTTGACGCGAGAAGCCACTAAGATGCCACGCAGCCTAAAAAAGGCTGAGCTTTCCTTGGATCTTTCATCTGAGGGATACAAGGGTTCGATCAAGCTGAACGGCAAATCTATTGCCCAGTTTGAATTCAACTTTGATCAAGACGAACGGAACATGGAGCTCGTCTGGATCAAGGTAAGGGAAAAGTTCAGGGGCGTTGGTTTGTCCAAGGTCATCATGGCCGAAGTGGTCGAGCGAGCAAAACGGATCAACGAAGCCGAAGGCTTGACCGCCGTTGTGGTTGATCCCGAAAACCGTCCCATCAAAGCAGCCGAATCCTTGTTCGGATCCGAAAACGTTGAATGGGAAGGCGGCGACATTGATGAAACCCATGGTCGCGATCCGTTCCGACAGTGGGATCCAGACGCCGAAGGATGGTATATTGAGCGCAAGGACATGTACGCGAAGATCCCGAACCAATACAGTCCCGAAGAATTGAAGATTTTAAGGGACATTAGGATCGGCGTAGACGTCAAAGAAAACCTCGCAAAATGGAAGGCCAAGATGGAGTCCAGCTCGCAGCTGCTTGAGCCCCCCGCCGGCTACGACGACGGCGAGAACCAGGCGATCCCTGGCGGAGGCCGCCAGGCTTGGCTTAAGCGCCAGGCTGAGCTGCGCGCCAAGAACGAGCTGCCCGGCGCTAAGCGGATCCAATGGTGGACCGACGTCGGCCATGCAAAAGGCCAGAAAAACCGAGAAAAGACCTGGCTTTGGGCTTACGACAAGCAAGGCAAGCTACAGGTAATTAACTGGGAAGACCTCAGAGCTCAAATTGCCGAGGCTGCAAAAGTTAACCACATAACAATGCTGCGACAAAGCAACCACCCTACGCATCTCGATTGGGCTGAATTGATCCATGAAGACCCTAGCCTACTGAACGGCGCAGCTCATGGTCGGATCGATGCTACCGGTGACGTTATTCGCGTGTCCCTGGCAGCCAGGATTGAAGACCCGACGTTCCGCGAACAGGTCAAGCAGGAGCTCGCCGCCTACATCGGCGCCGACGTGGATAAGGTAAAGGGCTATGATTTTACTGGTTCTCGTAAGAATCCAGAGGTGTTTGAGCCCGGCGAGCCCCGCCGCCGCCTGAGCGCCGGCTTGCAGCCTGGGCAGATGGACAAGGTCGAAGCCCGCAGGGTTGCCGAGGAAGCCTTCGGCGCCGACGTCATCGCGGGCCTGGTGGACTCCGGTATCCTCACGTTTGCCGACACGGTCCGCGAAGCCGATCCTACGCTATCGCCTATGGAAGCAGCTGAGATGAGCAACGCCGGCGGCTGGGCGCATTACGGCAAGGCATACATCATCGCCCCCAAGGTCGGAACCCCTGCAGAGATGAAGGCCGTGATCCTGCACGAGATCGGGCAGCACCTGGGCTTTGGCGACAGCGACCAGATCGTCAGCGACTTCTTCAACGACACGATCAAGAACTACCACGACGGCAACCCGGTCGCCGGACGCGCCGTGCATATGGCTGTTTGGGCCATGCTCAACGACAGCCGGTATTCCGAAGCCGTCATGATGCTGGACAAGCGTTTCCGACGCTTCATCGGCATGGACTTCGCGTCGTTTGAACAAGGCGAAACCGCGATCTCCCCGGAGGACATTGACTTCCTGCTGGATCAGATCTTCGAGCCGGCGAACACGGGCTTTGAGATCGACGAGCACGAGCGCAAGGCGTTCGCAAACGTCCTCATGGAGGAGGTCGGCGCGTACATCGAGAACGCCTTGGCGTCCGCCGACGAAGCCGATCTTGCCCGCCCGTTATGGGAAAAGTTCTGTGGAGCCGTCAACCGCGTGATCTACAAGATGACCAACGGGCGCGTGAAGCTCGGAACGTTCTCGCCCCAGGATATCCAGGCCATGCACATCGGCGCGCTTGGCGTCCAGGCCAAGAACCGCCAGGCCAACGAAGGCCGGAACATGTCCACCAGGGCTAGGTTCACGATCGTGAATCGCGAAGGCCCTGGTGGCGTGAATCTGACCAACGAGCAGCTAGACAAAGCCGAGCTTGATAAAGAAAAACGCCACATCCAAAACCCACCCCCTGGATCGCCGCTCGCCGTAGCTAATTTCAAGAATGCCTACGAAGCCGCCACCACACAGGATGCTAAAAACAAGCTGGTCGAGGCCGCGCTAGAAAAGATCGACGGCACATACAGCTGGAACATGAACGGAAGAAACTGGGACATGCCTCAGGACGTGGTCGACGCGATCGCCAGCATCCTGGGCGGATCCGAGGGCGAATACGTGACGCACTCAAACGTCGTCGACCCGGACAAGGCAGAAGCCTTGTTTGCCGGCGCTCGTCAGATCATGCCTCAAGGCAAAAACGGAGCCATCGTCAATGGTTCTGAATTTACGCACAACGGGAATCCGATGGTAAGCGAAACGTCACCCCTTCTTGGAAACCGCGAGGTCGTGATCCAGGCTGGATCTCAGGCTTACGGCAACAGGTTAGGGACCATGGGTTATGGTTTCCTTCACGGCGTCATGAGGCATTGGCACCAGGTCGTCCACCGGTACGCGCTTGCGACCAGGAATCCTGGGCAAAGCATCGACGATCGGATCGACGAGATCACGAACAACAACCAGGAGGGCATCAAGGCGTACGGCGAAGCCATCGATTATTTCATCAAAAACGCCGATTCCAGGGTCTACCTGACGGACGCCAACGGGAACGAGACCAAGATCACCATTTACGACACGACCAACGGTTTCCAGATGGCGTTTAAGATCCATGGGAACAAGGCAGCCCTGACGACCGCGTTTGCCATGACGCCAGGCGTTGGCATGAAAGCGCATAACGATCCCGTAGCCCAGGAGGATTCGTTCAACGCGATCAGAAACGGGACGGTAGACCGCAAGGCATACGAGGAAAGCATCCTCAAATTTGAGACGGAAAAAGACACAAACCAGAAGCAAGCTCCTGGCACGAAGGTTAATGTGGAGCTTTCAAAGCGTTTCCAAAACCCTCCTGCGGTAGGCGGAACAAATCAGAACCCTGCACCTACGGTTCCCCCTCCCATCACGCCTCCAAATTCCAACACCCCTGCGGCTCCAGGCGCAGCGCCCGTGAACCCGGAGATCTCGGCGGCGCGTAGGGCATGGGACGTTATCACGATGCGGTATTTCAGCGGGATCAGCGTGAAGGCGCACCAGAACGCCAGCCGATACCCAGGCGCCACGATCCAAGCCGTTGCCGACCTGATCCACAACCGTCCCGGCAGCCAGGGTAGCGCGGCGCCCAGGTCCATCCCGGCCTCGATCATGACCGCCAGGGCCAAATACATGAACCGGTTCCGCAATATCATGGAGCCGTTGCGCGATCACCTGGCTTCCATGGATACGGCTAGCCGTGAAAGGTTCTATGAAAGCCTGACCGATCAGATCACCGGACGCCGCAATTTTGCTACCGGGATCGAAGGCAAGGTGGCTGCCGACCTGAAGCAGTTCCTGGCCGATCTGCATGACTACCGCACCCAGGCGGGCGAAGACCTTGGTCAGATCCAGGATTATTTCCCGGTCGTCTATAACTCTGACCTGATCGCGAAAAATCGAGCTGCGTTCCTGGCCGATGCTGAACGCGCCTATAGGATTGAGCTGTCCAAGACCATGAGCGGCCCTGAGCTTGATTCAGCGGCAGCTGCCGCAGCCTTGGCTTTGTACAATACCCACGTCCGAGGCATGGCTGCGTCCGACTTTGGCAGCCTGATCAGCAAGACGTCCCCGTCCATGCGGGAAAACTCCAGCAAGGAACGCGTGTTTGGCCGTCAAGCCCAGAACATCATGCGCGCCTGGCAGTCCAACGATCCGTTCCTGGTGATCACCCGGTATGTCGGAGGCGCCGTCAAGAGCGCAGAGGTCGCCCGCAAGTTCGGCGCCGACGGATCTGGTTGGGAAAAATACGCCGTTGGCATGGAGGCCGAAGGCGTTCCGCACGAGGTCATCGACGAGATGCACCAGCTCGTGTGCCAGGCCGCCGGCCTGGGGACCGCCGGTTTGGGGAAATCGGGCCAAGCCTTCATGGATTCCGTGACCCTTTACACGGCTGCCACGTCCCTGGGCAAGAGCTTCATGAGCAACCTGTTTGAGCCCATCACCATGGGCGTGAGAACGGGCAGCCCGCTCACCGCGATCCGCGCCTACGTCGAAACCTGGGCGCGTTCGGTCAACGAGTTCATCAAGGACAAGCCGATCGTGAAGATGCTCAGCAACGAAAGTTTCTGGCAGCAGTACGGCGAGCACATCGGCACGATCCATAACAACCTTGAGGACGCCTGGATGACGACGCACAGCATGGAACTGGGCATGGACAACCAGAACCCCAGGATGCGCTGGCTGACCAACCGTATCTACAAGGCCAACCTGATGGACGCCACCGAGACAGCCAAGCAACAGGCTTCCCATGCGATCGGTCACAGCTACATCGGCGATATCTGCAAGATGATCGACGGCACGCATTGGATGAACACGTTCGGCATGGACGCCAGCCGATCCGCCGCACGCGACCTGACCGAGCTGGGCGTACCGGAATCCGAGCACCAGGCCTTCGCGGCCTGGATGAAGAAGCTGAACGCCACGCCGGCGGACCAGCGCTTCGCGGTCATGACCGACGGCAGCCCAATGTCCAAGCTGTACGAGGAAGCCCAAGTCCGCTTCACGAACCAAACCGCGGTGCGCGCAAACCGAGCCCATCGCCCGGTGTTCCAGGACAACCTCATGGGCAAGATGTGGCTGCAGCTCCAGAGCTTCACCTATTCCTACGCCGCAGAAGCCAACAGCCGTATCTACGACAACGCCAAGCAATCGGTCATGAGCGGGGACTACAACGCGATCGACCGCCTACGCCTGGCTGCCCCTGCCATGATGCTGCCGTTCGCCATCATGGCGTTCGGCGCCATGTTCAAGCTGCGCCGCGAGCTCTACCCTACGGAGGCTTCGATCAAGCACGAGGACGATCCCTGGTGGGCGAAGTTCCTGGACGCCGCTTCCTACGCCGGCGTCTTCGGACCGAAGATCGAACAGTCCATGAAGTTCGTGATGCGCGATCAGCCTCCCGGCGGCGTGGTCGGCCAGGAAGCCATCGGCACCGCCCGCGCTGCCAAGAACTACGCGGTCGCCCAGATCGGCGACGAGGCCAAGCGCCCAGCAGCCATGGCTTCAGCCAACAAGTCCGCCGTCCGGGCGGCCATCCCGCCTGTCAAAGGCGTCATCGTCGCCGGTGCTTCTGCCATCAACCCGGCTTTGGGCACGGCAGCCGTGATGGCTACAAACGATACGACCATGTCCAACGCAGCCTTGGACGCCACCAAGGAGGAAAAGCCCGACAAAAAGAGGGAGGATCAAAACCCATACAAGTATCGCCAACCTCGTCCGACAAAGGATAAATAACAATCACCATGACGTTCTACCTCCTGTCCGTTGCCTTCGCCTTCCTGTCCGGTGCCCTTGGTGGCGTGTTGCTGTACCGCAATAACGTCGAAAAGGCCCGCATCCTGGAGGCCAAGGCCAAGACCATCGCCGACGAGTTCAAGAAGTGAAAACCATCCTTGCGATCACCCTGATCCTGGCTGGCTGCGCTACCACGCCGGTTCCTGATCCCGTGCCTACCGCAGGGGCTGACGCCCTGGACAAGATCGGCAAAAGCCAGGACAAGATCGACGGGCGCGTAGCCGCCGGGCTCGTGGCGATCGAGACTAACGCCGAGAAGCCCGCGGTGGTTAAGGCCGAAGCCAAGCTAGCCCAGGCCTACCTCCCGCCGGCAAGCGAAGGCGACAAGGCTTTTGCGCTAGCACGGGCAGCCGCCCAGGATCAGAAGGCCTACGTCGACCAGACCGAATACGCGCGCAAGTTCCTGTCCAAGCTGACGTCCGACTGGGAGAAGGCCGAAGTGCTCGCGCAGCGCAACGCCCTGGAGATCGCCAACCTAAAGGCTGAGAACCGCAAGCTGAAGGAGGACATGATCCGCATCGAGAAGGAATCCGACCGCAAGATCTGGACGATCACCGGCGCCGCGCTGGTGGTCTTCGGCGGCGTCGCCATGGCTTTCGCCGGGATCAAGAAGGGCGCTCCCCTGCTCCTGGCTGGTGCTTTCGCCGGCGCCGTCCCTTACGTCATCGACAGCCCATGGTTTACCTGGATCTGCGGATCCGCCGGCGCCGTGCTGGCAGGGCTCCTGATCTGGGTCGCCTACGACAAGGCGCGCGACACCGTCAATGAGCCCCCCTCCCCCCAACAGCCCTGAGGAAGTCCAACAGGTGATCCGGGATGGGGCCACGGCCTCAGCCCTGGGGGCGGGCGCGATGACCGCGCGTCTCGTGATGAGCACGGAGAAGCAATCGTTGGGATATGTGGCCCGACGGATTTTCGTAGCGTGCGTCGTAGGTTTCTTCAGCTCGATGGTCGTGAAGGAATACATAAGCTCGGTGCACCTTCAGTTCGCGGCGGTTGGCGCCCTGTCTTACGCAGCCCCTGAGGTTGCCGACTGGACGCTGGCCATGGTCAAAACCAAGCTAAACTCCAAGCTCGATGAAGCGAAAGCCCAAGCCAAAGCCGGAAAGCGTAAACGCTAACGACGTCTACGCCGTCGGGATCTCGGCCATCGTGACGATCGCGTGCGCCGGTGCCACCGCCTGGCTGCTGCAATACACGCTCAACGCGTTCCAAGATAGCCATGCCATGGCTGGACTGATAACAGCCGAAGGATTGAAGTTCGACGACAAGAACACGGAGCACCAGCTGAGCCAGGCGACCCTTGCGATGAAGGCGACACGGGATATCGCGATCGCCATGGCGTTTGGATCCACGGCAGTGCTAGGTGCTATCATCTACCGGGTGGCAAAGAGAAGCTGACAGTCCTACTAATTGTAGTTGCGCGGCGTCGGATCAGGGGCACGTTGCGTTTCATACCGATGTACCAGCTCGACGTAAAAGCTATCATCAAGCGGTTCGGCGGACGCACAGAATTGTGGCGCCGCCTCAATACGACGATGCGCCATAGCATCTCCGTCAAGACGATCGAAAAGTGGACCGAGCGCAGCTCGATCCCGTCGTCCCGGTTGCTGATCCTGATGGAGCTCGCCAAGCGCGAGGGCCAACCCCTGGTCATCTCCGAATACGTCCGCACGATCCTACCCGGTCCCAATTCCACCCAACCAAACAACCGACATGACTGACAACAACCTAGCCGGCCGCCCCCTCCAGGAGCTGACCGACAACATCCGCAAGATCGACCTGGCCATCGCCCAGCTGGAAGCAGCCAAGGCCACGTTCCACGCCGCCATCACCGAGCGCACCAAGGACCGCCTTGCCTCCGCCCTGGCTGACGCGGGCAAGACCACCGGCTCCATCACCGCTGAGATCGACGGGGTGAAGCTCAACTACGAGCTCAAGCCCAAGATCACCTGGGACTCCAAGCGCCTCCAAGCCATCGCCGGCGACATGACCTGGGACAAGGTCGAGAAGATCTTCAGCATCAAGTTCTCCGTCAAGGAGACCACCTACAAGGCCCTGACCGACGACGCCCTGATCGCTGCGTTGAACGAGGCCCGGACCGTCGAGCACACCGAGCCCAAGATCACGCTGGCCTAATTTCCCAACCCACAAAACACATGGAAACCGACACACCAATCCTGCAGTTCATGAATCAACTCAAGGCCGAACGCCCGGATGTTGAGATGAACGACATGCCCGCAAACTCCGACAACGACGGCGCCGTCATCGACGTCTCCCCCCTCAAGCTTGCGGCCAACATGCCGGCTGATGGCGACAACTGGCGCTTCATCCAGCTTGACGGGAAGGTCTACTACAAGGAAGGCCCGATCTTGATCCGGGTTTGGCCCAAGCTTCGCGGCAACATGTCGCTGATGTATTCAATCGTCTCTGCTCGCAGCGCTGCCCACATGTCCGAGCTTCTGATGGACAAGGCTTACGCGGAAGGGAAACGGGTGAAGACTTCCCGTAATAACTGATTTCCACCCCCAACCAAACCGACACATGATCCGCATCGTCAAAGCGGACGAGCGCCTTCGCGCCGTCCCAAAGATCAACATCGCCATCTTCGGCCCGTCCGGAGTCGGCAAGACCACGCTCGCGCGCACGCTCGACCCCAAGACCACGTTGTTCGTGGACTTGGAAGCCGGCACCCTGGCTATCCAGGACTGGGCTGGTGACGTCCTCGACGTCCGTACGGCTGCCACCGAACTGGGCGCCCACCCTTGGGAGATCGCCCGCGCGCTCGCCCTGTACATCGGCGGACCCGATCCCGCCGACCGCGACGGCCCGTACTCGGCAGCCATGTATGCCAAGATCGCCCAGGTCTTCGCCGACCTCGACCTGTCCAAGTACAGCACGATCTTCGTGGACTCCATCACCGTGGCGTCCCGCGAGTGCCTGAAGTGGGCGCAGATCCAGCCGGAAGCCGTGTCCGAGAAGACCGGCAAGCCCGACAACCGCAGCGCCTACGGCCTCCTCGGTCGCGAGATGATGCGCTGGCTGACCCACCTCCAGCACTCCAGCAAGTCGATCATCGTGGTCGGCATCCTGGACTCCGAGAAGGACGACCTTAACCGCGTCACCTGGACGCCCCAGATCGAGGGCTCCAAAACCGGTCGCGAACTTCCGGGTATCTTCGACCAAGTGATCACGCTCCAGGCGTTCACCACGCCGGAAGGCCTCCCGTACCGCGGCCTCGTGTGCACCCAGATGAACCCCTGGGGATACCCCGCCAAGGACCGTTCCGGTCGCCTGGACATGGTCGAAGCTCCCGACCTTGGGCTCCTGATCACCAAGATCCGCGAGGGTCAGCGCATCGACACCAACATCGTCACAACTCTGCCGAACAAGGCATCCTAAAAAAAACAAAACCAAACCAAAAAACATCATGTTCACCTCGCAATCCGGAGCCTCCAGCTCCCAGGGCCCCAGCGCCCTCATCCCCCACGGCACGCTGGCCTTCGCCGTGGTCAAGCCGACCGGCATCAAGGAGTCCAAGCGCACGGGCGGCACCTACGCCAACCTGGAGCTCACGATTTCCGAAGGCCAGTACACCGGCCGCAAGGTCTGGACGATCGTCATGAACCCTCAGGACGAGCGCAACCAGAACCACGCCCTCCGCAACGAAGGCAAAAACGACGGCGCCCTGATGGGCCTCGCCGCGATGTGCCGCATGTTTGAGGCCGCCGGCGTGTTCAATCCCCTGGACGCCCGGAGCTACGACAAGTTCAATGGCGCCAGCTTCAACGCCGTGATCGCCGCCTTGGAAGGCCTGACTGTCGCGATCAAGATCAAGGTTGCCAAGGGCAAGGACGGCTACGACGACAAGAACGAGGTCGCCGAGTTCCTGTCTCCCGCCCCGTCCTCCGGCACCAGCAAGCTGTGGACGCAGCTTGCCGGCGACGGCTCGGTTGCCCGCAAGACCGCGTTCGGCCAGCCTTCCTTCGGCGCTCCCGCCCAGGCGCCGATCCAGCCCGTCATCCGCCCGGTGGCGCCCATCGCCCCGACGCAGCCCACGATCAACAACGGGCCGAAGTGGATCAACAAGCGCCAGAACGGCGACCTTGGCCTGGACACTTCCGGCAACAACCCGTACTGATCACAACCGGCTAGGGCAACCTAGCCGGTCCATTTTTAGGAGAAGGGGGCGTGGCAGGAAAGTAAGGACGGAGTCGGTTCCATCCCGGCTACCATGCCTTTACCGGTGAAGCTTATGGTTGGACAGCCTATCCCGGAGCCCCCCCATCCACGCATACCGACATGCTTCTACGCCCACGCCAGCGCGACTTCGTCGACCGCTGCATCGACGCCCTCAACACCAAGGGCAACACCCTAGGCATCGCGCCCACCGGCGCCGGCAAGACAGTGATGCTCTCGGCGGTAGCCAAGCAGATCGGCGGGCGCGCGCTGATCCTGCAACACCGCGACGAGCTCGTAGCCCAGAACCGGGCCACGTTCCGGGCCGTCGCCCCTACCGTTGAAACCGACCTATACACCGCGGACCGCAAGCGCTGGTCTCCAGGTGTCACCTTTGGGATGGTCCAAACCTTGTGCCGTAAGGACAACCTGGAGTCCATCCCCCCGCTGGATCTGCTCGTCATCGACGAAGCCCACCATGTGGCTGCAGCCAGCTACCAGAACATCATCGCCCAGGCGCGCTCAATCAACCCGCGCCTCAAGGTGTTCGGCGTCACCGCGACGCCGCAGCGAGGCGACGGCAAGGCGCTGCTCGCCGCGTTCAACAACATCTCAGACGTCATCACCTTGGGCGAGCTGATCGCCTCAGGCTTCCTCGTTAAGCCGCGGTTCTTCGTCGTCGACTGCGATATCCGCGGCGACCTGGCCAAGGTCAAGATGACCGCCAACGACTTCGACATGGACGCCGTGTCCCAGATCATGGACAAACAGGCGGTCAACGAGCGCGTGATCCAGGAATGGAAAGACCGGGCCGGAACCCGCAAGACCGTTGCCTTCTGCTCCACCGTATCCCACGCCGAGCACGTCATGGAAGGCTTCAAGGTCGCCGGCGTATCCTGCGATATCGTGCACGGCGACATGCCCGACGGCGTCCGTCGCAAGGTGCTCAAGAGCTTCGACAAGGGAGAGATCCAGGTGCTCGTCAACGTCGCCGTGCTGACCGAAGGCTGGGACTGCCAGGACGTCAGCTGCGTCATCCTGCTGCGCCCGTGCTCCTACAAGGGCACGATGATCCAGATGATCGGGCGCGGACTGCGCAAGGTCGACCCGGCGCGCTACCCAGGCGTCGTCAAATCCGACTGCATCGTCCTGGACTTCGGGTATTCCCTGCTGACCCACGGATCGATCGAGTGCGATCCGACCGTTGGACGGGACCGCGAACCATCCGACCGCACCCGCCACTGCGACGGCTGCGGCATAGAGCTTCCGCCAGGCGTCAAGATCTGCCCGGTGTGCGGCCATGACCATACCGAAGAAGACAGCCAAGGAACGCCACGGAAACCCCTGGAGGAGTTCGTCATGACCGAGATCCACCTCATGGAGCTTTCTCCCTTCCGGTGGCAGGACATGTTCGACGGCGCCGTCACGATGGCGCACGGGATCGACGCCTGGGCATGCCTGGTCGACCACGACGGGATGTGGCATGCGGTCGGGGGACTCCGTGGGACTCGGGTAAACTTCCTCAACCGATCCCCGGACAAGCTCCAGGCCTTGGCTTCCGCCGACGACTTCCTCCGGGAGCACGGCAACAAGGACGCAGCCAAGAAGACCAAGCGCTGGCTGACGCAGCCAGCTTCCGACAAGCAACTGTCAATGCTTGGCCTTGCCCAGGGCATCGTCTTCGGCATGACCAAGTACCTCGCATGCTGCTTGATCACCTGGAAACTTAACGAACCACGCATCCAGCACATCATCCTAAAATAATGTTCCAGGACTTTAACCCCGATCCTGCTGCGGCCGCCGTCGTCGCATCGTTGGATTCAGCCATGACCCTCAAGCGCCGCGGCCAAGAACGCCGGCAATACCTGGGCGCTTCCGTGTGGGGCGATCCCTGCGACCGCAAGCTCGGCTACATCTACCACAACGAACCACCCGATAAGGATTTCAAGGCGTCGATCTTGCGCATCTTCGATATGGGCCACGACGGCGAAGGCCGCATGGCCGAATACCTGAAGATCGCCGGCTTTGAGCTCCTGACTTCCGGGGAGGACGGCAAGCAGTTCGGTTTCGCCGCCGCCGGGGGCAAGCTCAAGGGCCATATCGACGGGGTGATCCTGGCTGGACCAGCCGGTGTCGCCGTGGCATGGCCGGCCCTGTGGGAGAACAAGGCGCTGAACGAGAAGGGCTGGAAGGAAGCCGTGACCAAGGGCATCAAGGTCGCCAAGCCCCTGTACTACGCCCAGGCACAGGTCTACATGGCCTATATGGAGCTCCAGGTCTGCGTGTTCACGATCCAGAACCGCAATACCGGCGAGGTCCACGCCGAGATCATCGCCTTCGACGCCCGCGCAGCCCAGGAGGCCAGCGACCGCGCCGTGCGCGTCGTCAGCTCAAGCAACCCTGAGGAGCTCAACAGGATCAGCAACGAGTCCACCGACTTCCGCTGCAAGTTCTGTGACTTCCGCGCCACGTGCTGGTCCAAACCCACCTTCATTCAACCCCCAACCGAAACACCAAAATGGCTAAAAAAGTAAGCAAGCGGGAGCTCAAGCAGCTCGAAAAGGAGGGCGCCGTCATGCGCGCCTTGGTAGACGAACTCGCCGACGGCGAGATGCTCGTGGCTGACGGCCTGGACGCCGCGATCATCGGCATCACCGAAGGCGTATCCGAACCCGTCGTGGCCTACAGCTACGACAAGTGCATCGAGATCTTCCGCACCCGCGACGGTATGACCGAGGAAGACGCCCTGGAGCATATGAGCTTCAACGTCACCGGCGCCTACGTCGGCAAGCGAACCCCGATCTTCATCCGCCTCCTATGAACCGCAAGAGCTCCAAGTTCCGCAGCGTCGATATGACCTACGGGCGCATGGAACGGATCAAGGCCATGCTTCCCCTGATGCACCGCGCCAACCGCAAGGGGATGAACATCAACCAGGCTGCCGAGTGGCTGGGCTGGTCGCCGTCCTGCTTGCGCAACTGGACCCGTATCACCGGCTTCCAGTGGAAGAACCGCCGCAACCGCCGGGGCTACAAGTTCGACAAGACCGGCTGGGAGGCGAAGATCCAGGAGATGCGCGCCCAGGGCAAGACCCACGCGCAGATCGCGGTTGCGCTAGGCGTCGGCGAGTGGAACGTTTCCCGCTTCATCAAGGACAACGGACTCCAGCTGCCGAACCGGAACAACCGGCTGATGCCATGAGCGATCAGATCGACGCCTACCTGTCGGTCGTGTTCGGCAGCTGCCCCAACCAGGGCTATGTCAACCTACGCGGCATCGGCGAAAAGGGCACGCCTCAGGAGGGCAAGTTCCGCGAGGATATCTTCATCGACCTGGCCGCCATCGGGGGCAGCCCCGAAGCCTTGGTCGCCGAGGTCTCCCGCCACGTCGCGCGCTGGAACGAGAACGGCATCGGATCCTTCATCGTGCCGGCGATCCTGTCGGCGCCGAAGGGCGAAGCCAAGAACGTCCAGGCCTTCGGGTCCGTCGTCGTCGACATAGACAGCGGCGATATCCCGGAGAAGATGATCGAGCTTGAGAACGTCATGGGCATGCCCACCGCGGTGGTCTACTCCGGCGGCAAGACCGCCGAAGGGCACCAGAAGCGCCACGCGTATTGGACCCTGGACAACCTATGCCAGGACATTTCCGGGCTGATCAAGCTCCGCCACCGGATAGCCCTGGGCGGCGGGGGCGATATGATGTTCGGCCTGGGCGTAGCCACCAACCCCTTTGGACGCGCGCACCAGCCCGTCCGCATCGCCGGCTCCGTCCACAACAAGAACGGCAAGCCCACGCCGGTCACGATCCAGCCCTTGAGCATGCGCACCTACCAGGTGGTCGACATGATCGTGGCCGCCGACCACCTCCCCTTGCCCGCCGACATGCCCGTGCTCGACGCCCCAGGCGCCAGCCAGGAGCCCAAGGCACCGCTGATCATAGACGACAAGGTCCACGCCGGCGGGGAAGGCGCCTCGACCCGCTGGGCTACCTTCAGCCGCGTCGCCGGGTATTACATCAGCCTGGCCCGGAAAGGCGACTATACCATGGACCAAGCCAAGGAGCTTACCCGCACCTGGGTAGAGCTGAACATGGTTCCACCCTGGCCCGCAGCCCAGTTCCAGGCCGAGTTCACCGGGCTGGTGAACAAGGACCGCGCCGAGAAGGGCGAGATCCTGGAGATCGTCCAGCACAAGGAGCTGATCCTCAAGGACTGGGTCGTCCGCAAATGGGACAAGGGCCCCCTTGAGCCCCGCCGCTTCCTGGTCTCAAGCCTGGTCATGGACGGCAAGCACCAGCTGTTCGTCGCCGAAGGCGGCGCCGGTAAGACCTTTCTTATGCTCGATCTAGCAATCAAAGTAGCCACCTGGAAGCCAGGTTGCGCAAACACCTGGCTTGGCCACAAGGTCAACTACGGCGGGTCGGTTGTCTATATGACGACCGAAGACGACCGCGAGGAGCTCCGCCGGCGCATGAACGATATCGACCCCCAGGAGACGCGCAAGGCGTCCGAGGACAAGCTGATCATCGTCCCCCTGATCGAGGCCGGCGGCAGCTTCCCCCTGGTCGAGAAGGATCAGCGCACCGGGTCGTCCTGCTCCAGCGAACGCTGGAAGGAATCCCTCAAGCAGATGGCTGCCATCCCTGACCTAAAGCTCTTTATGCTGGATACGCTCAACAGCACCCTGCACGGCGAGGAGAACGCCGCGATCATCATCAACGAGTTCGTGCGCGAGCTCACCAAGGTCCGGGGCGCCACCGGCGAGATGCCCACGATCCTGGTGTCCCACCATATCCGCAAGCAGGGCGACGAGCCCATCCGCAACGGCGAGGACATGCTGGCTTCGATCCGCGGCAGCTCCGCGCTGCCCGCGGCCTTCCGCGCCGTCATCGGAATGTGGCACTGCTCCGACTACGACCGGCGCATGGCGGCCATGGACCTCATGTCCGAACGCGGCATGCTGTACAAGATGGCCATCGTTAAGAAGAACAACCCGGAGATGCTCAAAGGGGAGCTGACCCTGCACCGGCAGCCCTGCGGGCTCCTGGCCGACGTCACCAGCCAGGACCGGTATAGCGATCCCAATTTCAACGAAAGCCATGCCTGGCTCCTGGCCGCCATCGAGCGCGCCGCAAGCTCCGGGCACCCGTACTCCCTGGAGGGCAAGAACTCCAAGTCCGGGCTGTACCTACGCCGAAACGAGCTCCCCCCGATCTTCAGCCATACCGGCCCAGGAGAGTTCGCACGCCTGGTCGACCATATGAAGATGGACGGCAGCGTCGTCGCCACGGCCGCCAAGGGCGGCCGCGACAAGAAGTGGCTCGATATCCCAGGCGGCCCGATCGCCTCGGACTCCGCCGGCGCGGAGCTCAGCTCCGGCGCCTACGATCCGCCTAATTGGCGTGACTGGATCTACGACGCCTCCAATAATTCCTGCCATACCAAGTACAAACAATGAACGATATCGAACGACTGAACGACCACATGGCCCACGTCCTGGGCCGCATCAACCACCTGGAAGCCCAGGTCGCGTCCCTGGCCAGCCAGGTCGCGAAGCTGCAAGCCCAGGTCGAACGCGCGACCAACACCAAGACCTTCGCCGACGGGTCGAAGCTGATCAGCGGCAACGACGGCTTCACGATCGTCGACGGCCCGGAGCCGTACAACCGACATGGCTGATCAAAATCACGAACGCACCGTTGAACAATACAACGGCATTATCGACACACAGCTAGCGGAAATCGCCCGCCTAAAGGCCGAGGTCGAGCGGCTGACCGGAGAGCTCAGCGAGCTGGAAGGCATCCGGTCTTACCTCAAATGGAACGGGCTCCAGGCCGATCTGAAGGATTGGCTTGATTGGCGATCCGGAAAGAACGGATCCGAGATCCCGTTCCCCAAGGATCATCTTCCCCCAAAACAATGAGCGAACACAACGAACGAAAGCTGATCGCGCAGCTCGCCGACAAGGATCTCCTGATCCAGCGCCTGATCAGCGCCGGCAACAACGTCGCGCTGCCGATGCAGGAAGGCTGCGTCCACGACGAAGACGGCTGCGATCAATGCCACGCCGCAGTCGCGATCTGGGATCGCCTGGTCAAGGAGGCCACGCGTTATGGCAACAAGTGACGAGATCGAAGCCGTCGCCAAGGAGCTCGCGCAGATCCTGGTGCACACGTCCCCAAGCCAGTGGAACACCGTTCGGATCCTGGCGCTTGCCCGGCGGCTGCACGAGCTTACCGGCGGCTGATTTAGATCAAACCCCCAATAAAACGGGGGTTTTTTTGTGCCCCGAAAAATATTTTCAAATAAGTGCAAAATACGCTTGCACGATTTGATAACATCGGCATGTTCTCAGGTGTCGTCAGTACGGCAACACGCTACCGACCGCGTTATGCGGGAGCTCAGCGGATGCCCGAAAAACGGCCCGTTTTTTGACAGTCCAACCAAACCGACAAGACCTGGCATAGGCCAGGCACCTACCCTGCTGGGCAACCAGCAGGGCCACTTTCCGGCCCCGGATCCACTGGGGCCATCCAACCCGCATGAACCGACCAACAAGCTCCAGGAGAGCACGGGCCGGTAGCTCCACTTGCATGACAGGAGCACCGGCCCAACATGCGGATCCTTTACGCCCCCCATTGGGGGCTTGCCTAGCCGTATACTGCGGCCCGTCACCGACCACATCAGCTGGGAGCTCGGCGGGCTGCTACGAAACGGCAGGCTTCACTTTGCCCTTATCGTCTAGCGGTCAGGACATGCGGTTTTCATCCGCATAACCGGGGTTCGATTCCCCGTAAGGGCACCACTTTCGTTGTAGGGAAATACCTATCATCCCCCAAGGCAAATGCGGGCAAATGGACACGGAGACCGTGTAGAACTTGGTGCAACACCATGGGCAACGAAGGATCCCGGACGGGATCGCCATCCGTCTCCCGGCGCAAGCCGGGTTAACTTTAGCCCCCATCGTCTAGCTGGCTAGGACACCAGGCTTTCATCTTGGAGACCGGAGTTCGATTCTCCGTGGGGGCGCCACTTTAGGCCGTGCAATTCCGCGCGGCCGCAACCGATAACCAACATGACCAAAACCCAAAAGAAGAAGAAGCTCAAGGCCCTCGGCGCTAAAATGGACAAGCAGTGGAAGCGGTACAAGGTGGCCCAAAAGCGGGCCAGCGATCTGTACAAGGCCTACCGCAAGACCTGGAGTGCCCACATTGACCTGGATCTGAGCCTATAATCCCGGACGGGATCAAATCCGTTCCCCGGCGAAAGCCGGGCTCCCTTTCACTGATGCGTACGCAACAGCAGACCCCCGTGGACACGGGCACACAGTCCACCGACGCCGGCGCGGTCCAAGCCGCCGGCAAAGCCAAGTCCAAGCGCGCCACCAAGCGCGGTGGCGACAAGGTCGTCTGCATCAACACGCGTCTCGTGACGCGTCTGATCGAAGCCGGCCACAACGCCGTCCTGGCCCTCGAAAGCCCGAAGCACAACGTCGACCTCGCTGACTGCAAGGCGCGTTGGATCAGCGGTGTCCGCGACCTCATCGCGGCCCGGCTGAAGTCCGGGGCGTCCTATCCGCATATCGACGGGGTCGATCTCCGCAAGTTCTACGGCGCCACCAGCGTCAAGGACAAGCGCCAGATCCTCATCGAAAAACTGGAAGCGCGCCTGGCGAAACTGAAGGCCAAGAAGTGAACCACAGGGGCCCTCGTCCAAAAGGCGGGGGCCCCTTCCTGTTTTATAGAGGACCACCTCTTTCCACCAACCATGAAAACAACCCAAAGCGGATGGACCGCGAGCGAGCTCGCCGACCACACCGCAAAAAAGATCCCGGCTTATCTTCCCAAGCCGACCGAACGCCTCGTGCGGTATTACACGAGCATCGGGATCCTGGACAAGCCGTCCCGGTCCGACGCCGACAAGCGCCGGGCCATCTACGGCGAACGCCAGTTCCTGCAGCTGGCCCTCTCGCTGGTCTTCAACTTCGCCGGTCCCGGCGCGGTCGAAGCCCACAAGCGCGGGTGGTTCAAGCTTCCCAAGGCCCTGGAGCCCAACTTGAACGATGCCATGGCGCACATGTTCAACGAAGCGATCAGCCCTGGGGGCGTCGCCTTTGATGCCAACGCCCGCAAGGCCAAGGTCCAGGCGGCCATCAAGAAAGGAGGCCTCAAGTGAGCGACCGAGACAACCTGGGCGACAAGCCCTTCGATGCCAAGGTTCTGGAAGCCTTCTCCTACGTGATCGTCACCGCCGTCGAAGGCGGCTCGTACACCCGGAGCGACTTCAAGACCTGGAAGGAATACGCGCACGCCGACGGCCCTTACGGGTTCCAGGCTGCCGTGACCGTCGTCCCCAATAAGGACGGCCCGTTCGATACCGATGCCGACCCCGAGCCCATCCGCGTCACCGCGGATTGGTTCGCGAAACGCATCCTCACCGAGGTGCTCAACAGTATGAGCGTCTACCCGTCCAAGTCCGACGGCCCGTTGAAAGGCAAACTGCTCTCCAAGGCGGTCCTGCTGCTCGTGGGCGACGAGGACGTGGCCGGCGACGTCGACGTGATCGACGCCGGCGCGCTGCTCCAGGTCGCGGTATACGGGGACGTCATCTATGGCTAAGCCCCGACTATCGCTCGCGCACCGGATCCTTTTCCTGCGCGAGGAACTGGAACGCTTCCGCGCCGAGGAACGCGAGGCCGGCATAACCATGATGGCTTCGACCGAGGCCTACAAAGCGGTGGTCAACACGGCCACCGACGTGGACCTGGCCGTCGCGCTTCGCAAGATGACCAAGGACCACGCGGTGTACGGATACATCCTGCACCAGATCAACGGCATCAAGGAACGCATCCGAGTCCTCGAAACCAAACCATAGGGCGAAACAGTCCGGCGAAAGCCGGCTGTCCCGGCGTCTCGCGCCGGCTGACGAGCCCCGTCAGTTAATCCACCAACCAACCAAAAAACCGAAAAACATGATCAAAAACCTAAATCCCGATGTTCTCAAGGCCTTGGCCTTGGACATCAACGCCGCCCTCCAGGCGGTCGCCGCGAAGCACGGCGTCAGCATCTCGACCGGGCGCAGCACCTATGCTGATACCCACGCCGATATGAAGCTTCACATCGGCGTCGTCGACGCCGAAGGCAACAAGCACACCCGCGAACGCGACGCGCTCAACACCTGGTCCGAAGTGGTCCTTAACGGGCTCAACTACGGCGACAAGGTCACGCTGCTCACGCGACGCGGGAACGAAACCTACGTCGTCACGGGCTACAACAGCCGGTCCGGGAAGCTCCTTACCCAAGGCGCCGACGGCAAGACCTGGCTGTTCCCGGCCGACAAGCTCGTCGAACAGATCGAAGCCAAAAAGGCGTCGGTCCAAAAGGCCTAAAGTTATGGGCCTCGACATGTTCGCTCTGACGTGCGACCCGGATAAGGTCGAACGCCAGGAGCTCGGCGCCGATCAGATGCCGACCTGGCACCCGGCCAGCCCGGACGACGCCACGATGATCCACCAGTGGCGCAAGCACCCGGACCTCCATCAGTGGATGACCGACCTGTACTTCCACAAGGAAGGCCTGTTCGGCGACGACACCAAGGCGGAGATGGGCCCGGCCTTCAACGCCGGCCAGTTCGTGCGCCTCACGGAGTTCGACCTGGACCAACTGGAAGCCGCAGTCGACGCCGGCGCCTTGCCCAAGGCCGCCGGCTTCTTCTGGGGCGTCAGCACGTCCGAAGACCGTAAGGACGACCTGGCCTTCATCAAAAAGGCCCGCAAGGCCCTCAAGGCCGGCAAGGCCGTCTTCTACACGTCCTGGTGGTGATCGGTTTGGTTGGCTGTCTCCCAAGGCCCTGGCTCACGCTGGGGCCTTTTTTGTGCCTTGCGCCGACGGGGCAGCCCGGCACGATCAGATCCACAATGGCCCTCCCCTCTACGCGAAAGCGCACGGGAGGGTCTTCTGTTTGGCGCTGTCAGCATATGATCGCGAAAAAGCGCCTATTATTTGTTCGGATAACTCCCCTAGGGGGTTTTCCGAAAAAATAAGCCCGTTCCTGTGTTTATATGCTGACAGCGCCTAGCCGCGCTTGCGCCAGATCGCCTTCAGATCCGGCCGGGCCGCGCGCAGCTTCGCCCGGTACCGGCGCACGCACGCCGCTTGCCGAGCACGCCGATCCGCCACCTTGCGCCGGTACGCGTCCATCTGGCAACGCTGCTTGTCCAGGCGGTCATAGTACCACGCGAACATAGATCCCACCGGCAGCGCCGGCAGCTTCAGGCGACGGATCACCGCGGGGACCGATCCGCACGGTTCCAGGGCGGGTTCCGACCCCCATGTTTTGAGGAAAGTTCCTCGTTTTTGGTTTGGTGCCATTTTCCTAGGGTTTTTGAAAAATCCCGGATAGTCAAGCCGCTCAGCTGACAGTTTGGTGATCTGGGCGCTATCCGTTTTGGCTATCAGCTGCAGCCATGGCAAACCCCTGAAGATCAACACGTCGCGCTTGCGCGTATAAAGCTGCGGATAGGGCCTGACTATCTCGTGAGGAAACTTTTACTTTCCTCTATACGCATGAAACACCTGTATTTACTATGAGGAAAGTGAGGATCCCTACGGGATAAGGTTAAGACGCCTAACGGCTGTCATTAACCCCCTTAGGCCTAAAGGCCAGGGGGCATGACCGTTAACGCTTTATCTCGCGTAGGCCGACCCGATTCCTCAAAACAAGCTGCACATGAAGCTCATCGTCGTCGTCAAAGGACACCCCAGGCCTCAACCCAGGCCTCGCGTCGTCAACAACCGCGCCGTAAGCTGCGCTGATCCCCTGGCTTCAGCCTGGAAGGCTAGGATCAAGTCAGCTGCAGCTCAGGTGCCCTTCACGCTGCCAAAAGGCGCCCTGGCCTGTTCCATGCAGTTTTATATGCCGACCAAGGATCAGGCCAGGATCGGAACCGCGCATACAAACGTCCCCGATCTCGACAACCTGGCCAAGCTCGCCCTCGACGCCCTCCAGGACACCGGCCTCCTGGCTAATGACAGCCAGGTCGCAGAGCTCACCCTGGCTAAGGCCTGGAGCTCCCAGGATCAGGCCGGCGTCACGATCGAGCTGGAAACCTGGGATGGCTTTAAACCACCCCAGGATCTGCTCCCGCCTGACTGGCTGAAGTAAGGGGTATCCCAGGTCGGACCAGGAGATCAAAAGGCTTCCTGGGGCTTCCTGGCCCCTACTTTTTTGGGCCTTCCAGGTCCAAAACGTCGTTTTTGCCCGGAATACCCGCTTTTACCGCGCTTTTGAGGTTGTCGAACGTCGCGCGCCCAGATCGCACAAACTCCTCCAGCTCCTTTACGCTCATCTGGTGCAGCTGCTTACCGGACTGTTTCAGCCCCAGCTGCAAGCTCGCAGCCACAGCGCTCAGCCCGTGCCCGGAAGCTTCCAGGGTCCAGCGCGCAGCCTGGAACTTGACCTGGGCCGGCGACGACGGATCGGTCATGAGCTCATTCATGACCGCCCAGGCACGCGTAGCTCCGGCCGTCTTTATGTCAGTATCCCGGCTGACCTCAACAAGCTCCCGGATCCGCGGATCAGCCAGGAGCAGCTTCACAGCTGCGCCTGGATCTTCGTAGCCCGCAGCTGTCGCAGCTGCCTTCGCGTCCCCGCCGTTGCCCACGTAGGCCTCGCAAAAGCTGATCTCCTGGTTGCTCAGCTGAGCTGCGCCTGGACCTGGCTTGATCTGAAGCTCGCCCTTCCAGCTGTCCTTCGGCTGGTTGACGTTTGTGGGGGTTTTGGGTTTTTCGCTCATCGGGAAAGGGTCAGCACGCGCTTGGCAGCTTCGTACCTGGAGACCGGCAGATCGGGGTGCCAGGCCTGGAAGCCGTAGCGCCTGAAGCCCTCAAAGCCCAGGTTCCAGGCTAGCCAGGTCTCGTTAGCCAGGGCCGGCCGGCCGATCTCCCTGGTCAGCCTGGCACGCAAATAGGTCAGCCAGGTCGACGCGTAAGCCCTGGCGCGCTCAGGATCACGGGCTGAGGCGTAAGGGTAGATCGGCAGCCCGGCAGCCTTACGGACCCGGCTGCAGTCAGCCCAGGCCCTGGCGTGCCACTGCAGCACGCCCTTGGCCTTACCGCGGTCCCCGTCGACGTTGCGCCCGCCGGTCTCGACCTGTTCGACGGCACGGACCCAGGACTCCGGCACGGGATCAGCACAGGCCACTGAGGCAAGGGCAAGGGCGCAGAGCACGATCGGCATGCCGGTCACACTGATCCCCATCGGCGCCCGTGCAAGGGTAAACCCCGCAGTGCTACCACCCCACCTATCGGCG